TCTGCATATGCATTTGCCACGTAGGGTCCATGTGGTTTTTTGGATTCTGATCGGACATACTTCTGTTCGTCATTGACTGCTGCAACCCACAAACTAAGTTTCATTACTATCCAAATAACACCCAAAGGTAAAAAACAAGCTACTAAAATTAAAGGTTTCATGAGGGTAATACTCTGAAGACTTCCTCCTTCACTCTATCTATAACTTCATGAAGAATGTTTACGTCAATTCCCATAAAAGGAGGGATCATTCCAATTACACGAAAAAATCCATCTACAAAAAGTGCCAAAAATGTAATACCCAAAAACATACTAATGATTGAAGCATTGCGATTATGTTGTCTAATCGCATCATCAATCATCTCCTGGCACTCTTCCTTTGTGACATGATGTGCTGGTTTTATTTCATTCATCCTGTGAGACATTTGGCAAATTACTCATTGGGTCAGGTAGTCCCCCTACTATAGCACAAGCTCTTTTGTAAAAGAAGTTGTCTGTTGTGCCGTTTTCCTCAAATGTTTCTTTGATTCTAGTCCAGTTCGCCAGTTCGTCAGGGTGCATGATGGTAGAAAGATTGCCTACCCCACTATTTAACGAATATCAAAGTCCAATTTACGAACTTTACGTCTACGTCGCTCCTCTTGATAAAGAAGTTCTTGAGCAGAAAAATGACTATCTATTTTTCTCTCTACATTATTGGTTACCATAACAATTTTGTCAAGGTTTATAGCACCGATTTTATCATCCACAACACTCATTTGGTTGGGACAACCACAAAATTGAATTTTACTGGCACTAGTTAATTCTTTTCTACATTCTTTGCATCTTACGGTAATCATTTTTCATGGACCTCCTTGGTAGGAATGGGAGATACTGGGATCGAACCAGTGACATTTTCGGTGTAAACGAAACGCTCTACCGCTGAGCTAATCTCCCTTAAATTTTTCTTCTTTTTTTGTTTTGAAATAGAGTTTATAATATGGTTTTTTCATTTCATCAAGGATTTTCATATCCTCTTCAAAACCCATAAACTTACAGAGTTGATAAGATCCCTCTAGCTCACTAATTAATCTTAATATATTACAGGGATGTCTTTCAAGTCCCCCAAATTCATACTCACTTAAAGATTTCATAAAAAAAAGAGAGGACAAGCGGGTGACGAGGATCGAACTCGTGACAAGAGCTTGGAAGGCTCGCATGTTACCGCTACACCACACCCGCAAGGCGACTCGCGAAGGACTCGAACCTTCGACCGACTGCTTAGAAGGCAGTTGCTCTATCCATCTGAGCTAGCGAGTCAAATGGTAGTTCCTATCGCCGCTAACCCTGAACTACCAAGGGGGTCACCGCAGTTGATTATGCTCTTTCGATGCCATCAACATAGGTATCATACTCATCATCTGTAATTTCGTCAAGTGATACAACCTCTAAATCTTCTGTAGGATCAATCCATTCTTCAAACTCAGCCATAATTGCTGCTTGATTGTTCAATCCGTTAATACTTTTGTCGGGATAATTCTTGACTTTATCAAGAACCCATTGACGAACTTCAAGTACGATTTCTTCAGTCTCCATCATAGTAGTCTTTTCGGAAGTATCTGCTGAGGATGTTGCTATTGTAGTATGCTGGTCCTCCCGTGTCAAGGGATTCAGTGAGAACCCTATGGGCGAAGAGCTGTCTTGTTTCTTCAAAGTTTGTTTTGCCAGGTGTTTTATGTAATGACAAGATAGTTCTACTAAAATTTTGTCGCCCCAGGCGATCAATGTCTTCTTTAAGTTCCGGACAAGACCCATAATATTTTTTCCAATCAGATTCTGATTTTACTTTGCGTTTTTTTCCTTTAGGCGTTCGATGCTGCCAAAAATACTTTCTCCCAATGTACTGTCGTTTGTTTGTGAGATTGGTAATGTTATAAACAAAACCATAGTTGTCCAAAACATCATCACTAGTAAAAGGTCTCTCCAAATACATCCATGGATTTTCATAATCAATACCTATACTCATCTAGTATATCCAATACCCGGTTGAGGTATTTATGTGCTAGATCTTTCTCTCCTTGCCATACAGTTTTAGGTTCATCATCTACTTTATTTTTTAACTTATAAATGCGAACCTTCAGTTCCTCTTTATTCAATTGATTCTTAGGCATAGGGGAAGATTACTTTCCCCTATTTAAGCACTCCACATCTACATTGTCATCAAAGTCACGATTCTCAAACATAAAATCGTCACATTTTTTTGCTTCTATGTATTTTTCCAACTTAGAGTTGGAATCCTGTAAAGGAATCTTTCTCGACATCTTGTTTGATTCCACCGACGACATAACTTTCTACCTCGGTTTCTTGTGGTGCTACTTGCAGACTCTTGGATGAGATCCAATGTTGAGTCCAGGGAAGTGGATTAGCAGAAGCTGCAATATCATATTGTGGTTTAAGTCCTAGTGCCTTCAAACGACGATTAGCAACCCACTCAACATACTGCTGAAGAAGTTTATCATTCAAACCGATCATTGATCCATCTTTGAACAGATAATCTGCCCAACGCTTCTCTTCATTAACAGCAAGATCAAACTGCTTGTAGGTCCATTCCTCTTCTTCCTTCATGATTTGTTTCATTTCAGGGTCATCACCACTCTTCCATTTGTTTAGAATGTTTTGGGTGATGGCGAGATGTTGGTTCTCGTCCCTGGCAATAAGGGAGATAATTTTTGCTGAACCTTCCATGAGTTTAAGTTCACCAAAAGCAAAGCTGCAAGCAAAAGAAACATAAAACCGAATTCCTTCCAAGATATTGACATTTGCAACTGCCCTATAAAGTTTTCTCTTGACCTCTTTAATTTCCCAAGCTGCTGATGGTGAACCTCTAAAATCATCGGTCCACATGTTGCCAGTGTCCCACTGGTGAGCATGGTTCAGAAACTCGTCATATGCTCCTGTAACGCTTGCAGCACGTTCCAGGATGCGATCATCAGTGACAATCTTATCAAAGACCTCTGAGGGGTCTGCATAGACGTTCTTGATAATGTAAGTGTAGGAGCGACTATGGATCATTTCCATGAATCCCCAAACTTCCATACACGCTTCTAACTCAGGCAGAGAGCAGTATGGAATGAATGCCATACCAGGACCACGACCCTGAATAGAATCAAGCATAATCTGATACTTGAGGTTAGAAGTATAGATATGCTTTTGTTCTGGGCGAAGTAATTGATAGTCGCCACGATCTTTCTGCAGCGAAACTTCTTCTGGTCTCCAGAAGTATCCTAATTGTTGTGTGGTGAGTTTATCAAAGATAGGATACTTATATGAATCATATCTTTGAATACCCAGAGGTTTACCGAAGAACATCGGTTGTTTTTTAGTATTAACTTGTTCAGTGTTAAAGACCGTCATGCCCTTAACTTTAGTCATATTATTGTCCTCTACGGATGAAATTTTAAACTGCACAGGATTCACACTCTCCCTCCTCGGCTTGTTCTAAACTATCTAAAAGATTTTCTAATTCTGTATTTGATTTTTCTGAGGTATCAATTACATCATCACTCTTCATGTCGTGGGTGTTTTGATAGTAACTGGTTTTCCAACCGTACTTATATGTAGTCAAAAAGTCTTGTGCCATTACAGACACAGGAACTTCATTGTCCGGATAGTTCTCAGGATTATAACTCCAATTACCGCTGATTGCTTGATCAAAGAACTTTTGCATGACAGCAACAACATTGATATAACCACGATTTGATTCCATGTCCCAAAGAAGAGTGTAATTATTTTTCAGAGTTCCGTATTGTGGAACAATCTGCTTAAGAGGGCCCTTCTTTGATTTTTTAATGGACAGGTAGTCTCTAGGAGGTTCAATTCCATTTGTTGCGTTTGACACAACGGAACTGCTCTCTGAAGGCATTTGTGCGGACAATGTTGAGTGCCGTAAACCGAACTCGTTGATAGATGCCCTAAGAGATTCCCAATCATGTTCTAATCCGATCGAACTAATTTCATCTACATCCTTCTTGTATGTATCTATTGGAAGAATTCCATCAGCATACTTGGTGCGTCCAAAGTCATGGCACCATCCTTTTTCCTTTGCAATTTGATTTGAAGACTTCAATAGGTAATACTGGAAAGACTCAGAAAGACCATGGACAGCATCCCATGCTTCTTGAGAGTCATATTTAAATCCTAATCTAGCAAGATAATGTGCAAGTCCAATAAACCCAACTCCAAGCGATCTACGTGCCTTTGTAGCACGTTCTGCAGCTGCAATAGGATAATCCTGATAATCAATCAATTCTTCCAGTCCACGGACAGATAGATCACAAAGATCCTCAAGTTCTTTGTCTCCACCTGCCGCAGTGATTTTACCTACATTGATAGCAGACAAAATACACAAAGCAATCTCAGCACCCTCATCATCAATATGCTGGAGTGGATATGTTGGCAGAGTAATCTCCTGACACAGATTACTCATCTCTACCTTGTCTTTGAAAGAAGAGTGACTATTACAATGGTCAATATTCATGATGTAGATACGACCAGTCTCTGCTCTTTCCTTGAGTAAATTAAGAATTAGTTCTTGTGCCCCGACAGTTTTTCTAGGAACAGACTCATCTCGTTCGTAACGAACATATAAGTCGTCAAACTTATCAGTCCCAAAAGCATCATAAAGGCCCGGCGTATCATGCGGTGAGAAAAGGCTAACCTCTCCATTCTGAATGAAACGTTCGTAGAAAAGTTTTGAAATCTGGATTGAGTAGTCAAGTTTTCTGACACGATTATCCTCCGTTCCTTTGTTGTTTTTAAGAACTAAGATATCTTCTATTTCTTGGTGCCAGATAGGAAAGTGAACTGTAGCAGAACCACCTCTGATACCGTTTTGTGTACAGCATCTGACAGTTGCTTCAAACTTTTTAAGGAAGGGGACAACGCCTGTGTGTTGTACCTCTCCACCTCTGATTTTAGAGTTGATCCCACGGATTCTGCCTGCGTTAATACCGATACCAGCCCTCTGTGCGACGTACCTACCAATAGCCATATCGCTGCTAAAGATACTATCGAGGGTGTCATCAACATCAACGAGAACACAAGATGCAAATTGACGCAAGGGTGTTCTGACCCCTGCCATGATCGGTGTTGGAATGTTGAGTTTGTGCTTGCTGATTGCGTCATAGTACCTCTTGACGTATGACATCCGCGTATCCTTAGGATATTCGCGGAAAATGGTAAGCGCGATCATGATATACATGAACTGGGGAGTTTCATAAACTCCACCACCACTTCTGTCTTGGACTAGGTATTTATCCACAACCTGTCTCAGACCAGCGTAGGTAAAATCAAAGTCACGGCCATGATTAATGAATCCGTTTGCTTTATCAATCTCTTCTTTAGAATACTTAGAAAAGATGTCTTTATCATATACATCCTTGGCAGTGCAATCCATGATATGTGCTTCAAGATGAGGAAGTTCCCTCATCTTTCCATATAGACTTTTTCTCAAGGAAAACAGAAGAAGACGTGCAGCAACAAATTGATAATTGGGATGATCAAGATCAATTAGATCACTTGCTGCTTTAATCAAAATTTCTTGAATTTCAGCAGTAGTAATTCCATCATAAAATTGAATACCCGACTTCATTTCAACTTGACTTGCAGACACCCCTGCAAGACCCTGACATGCCTCTTCTACCATGAGATGCATCTTTTCTAGATCAAGAGGTTCAATTCTCCCATCTCTCTTTTTTACTTTGGTGCCGTTGGTCATATTTTCTTCCAGGTTGTAAATTTAAGTTTTGCTTCTAGACCAGAATATGTATTTGATTCTATCACAGACTGAACGTCCAGTCCAGACATCACCATATCATTTATATCTTTATCATCTATGCTTTCAGGCCAGATGACTACAGATTCTCCTTTATCAATAGTGTTTCCAATTCGCTTGACGATTTCCCGGTTCCTTGGTTCGTTATCATAGATCCACACAGGATTGCTAATCCCCCAGCGACTAACATCAGCGTCAGCTCCACACATAGCAATCGCATTGCGAATGAACGTGGAATCGAAAGGACCTTCGGTGACGTAAACTGGCGCATCCTTTTTGATGTTATCCAATCCATAGATTTTTGGCGAGTCATCATTAATCATCACTGTGATATATTTAATAGGGTTAGGTTTTATAGATCTACCCTGAAAACCGATAAGGTTTTTTTCATAGTATAGAGGAATTATAATCCTTTCCTCTTCATATCGTGTATCATCAAAGGTTTGTTTAATACTATTCGTAAACTCTTTGAAATGTTCTGCGTAGTAAAAGTTTTCTGGATCAAGGTGTCTAGCAGTCAAGTACCCTGCGGATCTAGGGCTCTCAGATGCTTTAGGAAGATTAATTTTCTTTTTAAACTTAGGTGCCTCAAATTTAAAGACAGGTTCTTCAGTTACAAAATTTCTTCCAGTATGACCACTCTTAAATTTCTCCATAGTGTATTGTTTATGGATGCCAGGATCAATCTCTTTTAAAAAGTTATTAAACGACATTGAAGCACCACAGTTGTGACACTTGAAATTTGTATTTGCTTTTACAGTATACAAATACCCTCTTGTCTTGCTCTTATTTTTCTTAGAGTCGCCACAGATTGGGCATCTGAAATTATACAGATTTGATTTTACTCTTTTAAATTTTTGAAGACGCGAGGATACAAGTCCAATGAACTTGGAATCAATATGATCCATTCACATAGGCAACCGCTGGAACTATTATAGCACTCTCAGCGGAGGATAACAAGGGTCTTAAAGTTTTAATTGCTTGTGGATTAGTAAATATCAGAACTGCTCCCAGTGCTCCGATGCCAATCCAAAGTTTCCGTTCCAATAATGATAATCGTTTAGTAGTGCTGTCATGATCGCTGTCCATTTTATCACGGAGTTTGTCGATCTTATCAAACAGCACTGCGTCGATGTCTTCTTGCTTCGATATTCTTTCCTCATGAACCGCTAACATACGCGACACATTGTTATTTACCTCAGCAAGTTTTTCGATTGCTGAGTCTAATTTAGTAACAATTGCCTCAAAGTTTCCAAGCCGTTCTTCTAGGATAGCTACTTTTACTTGCTCAGCCATCTTTCGGTTTCCAAAGTTTTCTTATACCCTTCTGATAGATATACTTCTTTTTCTTTCTTACAGGTGGATCATCACCTGCCTCCACTGTGCCAGCAATGTTTCCACTACCAACATTATTAGTAGGAGGTGCTACTTGTTCGCGAAGACGAATTAAGTTGATTATCTTGTCAAGAGTCTTCTTTTCCATTGTAGATTTTATAGAGTTCGGATAAACAGTAGATGTCTACTTGAACATCATGAATATAAGTCTTAGGACTTTCAGGAAGTTTTCCTAGAAAGATAATAAATGTTTTCATACAGGACCAAAGATCCTGTTCTATCTTGAAGAACAACATTGGAGTTGTTGCTTCACCAAAAATATTATACAGAATAATAAAATGGTTTAAGAGAAGATGAGTCTTGAGTTGACCCGTATTCTTATATCGTTTTAATAAACGTTTAATGTATTTGAAGTGATTTAAATCACGATCAAAATCTTCTCTTGTAACAGCTTGGGGGTTTTGATAATTTTTAATGGCGAATAACAAAAAGTTATCTTCATTCAATTCATTGAAAATCATATATCATCACATATCAATTACTTAGCGTCAGGGAAAGCAGGTACGTTACCAGTGCTGATACCAGACATCGCAACAAGAATTTCTTTCTTAACTCTCAAATTACCCTCATTATCCATATAAGTTTGAATGCCAACCCAGCCTACACCCGTTTCATACTGTCCACCGTTAGATGTCTCAGATCCACCTTGGGCAACGCCATAGACAAATTTATCAGAATCACTGTCAACCTGACTATATGCAGAGTTAAGAACAGTAGACTTAGGACATTGAGAAATTGTAAATGATGTACCAATTGGTCCGATTGCGCCACCAGTTAAGTTTGCAGTTGACCCGATTGTCAGTTGAGTTGCGCTTGCAATACTGACAATTACAGCATCACCAAAATAAGTGGTGAATCCATTGGATGTTTCACCATCTCTAATTCCAAATCGAATGATATCACCAACTCGTGCTTCAGTGTGTCCAGCACCTGCTGCACCAAAAGTAGTTCCTGTACCAGTTACTACACCAGTGCTGTAGTTAAGGACCACAGTACCGGCTGAGTTCAGGTTATCATTATTTCCCCAGAGTGCCATGTTCTCTTCTCGATAAATTAATTTGCTATAAGATATTTATAAAAAAGAAAACCCCTATTCAGATGCTTCTTCTCTTGCTTTAATTGCCTTAGTGACAACTTCCAAGAGTTGATCATCCATGTCAGTTTTGGTCAACTTGACCGCTTTGCCCAGGATTACCAGACAAATGTCAATCAGTTTTTCGCCAAGTTCCTCATTCTCAGGAATCTTGGAAACAGCATCAGAAATAACCTTCGATGCTAAAGGAAGGAGAAAAGATAGCATAATAACCTCTTGGTATATATTCTATATATTCCCTAAAAACTCTTTAAATGTTTTTCCCCCAGACTCATTCACATCTCCCTTAGTATCTCCCTTGTGAAGATTTTTATAAAGATGTTTATGAAGAGGTTTTGCTTTCTTCATGATCTTATCTCTTTGAGAAAAGTCTTGTGCTTCTTTTGTCACCTTTTTATCAGGAAGACCCTTGTGTTTAGTTGAGGCAAAGTCCTTTACATCTTTCTTCTTCATATCAGCAGCTGCCTTAGCAGTCTCAGGAGTAGTCGGTGCCATCTCACCTTTTTGGATGGCACGAACTATTCCAAAGAATTTCTGCTGTGCTTTAGATACGGCAGGCATTACTTTTTCTTAGTATCCATAATTGCACCTTTACCATGCTTGGCACGGATTTGTGCTTTTACAATATCCAATGCAGAGGGACCACCTTTCATTGGTTTTTTCTTACCTGCAAGGTTTGGTGCAGCAGGTGGTCTGCTGTAATCAGTGTTACCACCAACTCCACCACGCTCCATGCGGCGATCCTTCATCCTATCAGAATCTTCCTCAGAAACAAATTCCTCTTTAGGAACACAATTAGGAACCATACGGTTTCCTTTCTTCTTCATACCAACTTGTTTGTGACTGTCCCAGCAAGGATCACCTTTGCCTTCCCCCATTGTTTTAGTGGGGGTATCAGTCTTTTTTGCAAGGTCTTGCTTCCTTCTTTTAGCGATGGCCAAGTCAACCATTAACTTTTTCTTTTGAAGTGCAGTCTCTTGAGGAGACATTGATGCATCCTCTTTCATTTCTGCTGCTTTCTTCTTAAGATTTGCCTTACGATATTGAAGGTCTGCTCTAGACCCACTATCCATTCTACCCTGTGCTTTTGGTTTTTTAGAACCACCAGCAGGTTGGGGGCCAGCACCACCATCATCAACTCTTCTACCGTGAGTATACTTAGCACCACTCATTTTAGAATCACCTGAGACCATCTTGCCTGCATCAGAACGAGAATCCTGATACTGTTTCTCAGTTTGACCATGCTTGCCCTTGTAGAGTTCTTCTACATTCTCAACTTCTTCTTTTTTATACTGAGGATGGTCATCCATCTTCATACCACGCTTTTTCTCAAGACGTGCCTTACGCTCAGCAGTTCCTTTTTCGGGGTCAGTGTCGCGAATACCTTCGTTCATGTGGTCAGCAGCCTTATAACGCTTATCACCTGCCTTCATTCTCTGATAAGCAGGAGTATTTGCCTTCTTATCAGCAGCGGTGACAACCATACGGGTGTCTTTTGGTGCTTCCTTCTTAGCAGGAGTTCCACCATAGACTGCCTCATCAACAGTCTCTTCGCTCATACGATCAACAACTTTCTGTGCGGCCTTTTTAATACCACGCTTAGCAGAAACTTTTGCTCTCTGGACAGCAGGAGTTGCCTTCATCTTGAGGTTTCTTGCTTTGTTATATCCCTTGACAGCAACTTTACCAAGGAAACCTTTTGCTTTCTGCTTCAGTTTATCTCTGGTTCTCTCACGCTTAGGTGCTTCGGTGTCATGTCCCATAGTTACAGTTGCTTCAATAAGAGCCTGCTCAATTGCTGACTCTACATCATCTTCTGAATATCCTTCTTCAATTAATTCGTCATATACTTCTTCAACAACATCATCAAGTTCATCAATCTGAATTTCTTCAAGAAGAGTTCCATCTATCTCTTCAATTGCCTCACCCAACTTAGGATTGATTTTGATATTATTTTTTACTTTCTTTTCTTTAATGGGTTTTTCATCCATATCATCACCCATGACCTCAGAGAGATCAGTTCTCCAATTAGATAAACTCTCTTTCATTCCTTTCTTTTTAGACATCGCTTTACCGATGGCCTTACGACGATTCATCAGATACTTATCAGTCTTATCAACCTTCTTATCATTATTCACATCATCATCTTCTTGTCCCACAGGGTCAAGAGACTCAAAGTGAGGGTTCTTCATTTGAGGACCCTTGGCAAGTTCTTTACGTGCTTTCTCATTATTTGCCTGACGCTTTTTCATATCAGTCTCAAGATATGAATCATCCTTCTTCTCAGCAATGGACTCTCTATAAACTTTCGAGAGCTCATTCAAATGAATTTGAGACATGGTAATTCTACTACTTTTTTTTCTTATATTTATTTATTAAATTCTTGATACCAAGTGTTCCAGTCATTCTCATTGTATACTCGCGATGGGAATCTGTTCCCACTTCCCTTTGAGGTCCAGGAACACCCGATGGACCTGGATAATTTACAACTGCCTCCATTACATCACGAATCCAAGATTTGAACATATAGTTTTCTTTGGTTACACAAATAAGATGATTGGTTCCTCTACGGATAATCTCTCCAACCAATCCAGTATTTAAGTTCTCTACAATATCACCAATCCTAAAAATATTTTCGCTGACATATTGATCACGAAGTCCTCTGGGATCACACTTGGGTGCGATCTCCCACGTTTCTACAACTTCTTTCTTCTTCTTAATACCCATTCCTTGACGAACTGCATCAAAGAGTGCCTGAGTATCACCATCATCCAATTCTTTTGGAGTGCCACGACGGAAGGAATCAAAGTCACTATCAACAACAGCCTTTCTCATCTTGGATGCTGACATACCTTCTACGCCCTCTGCATC